CTTCTAAAGAGTGCTGGAGCCTCGGTACCATAGCGTACAAGACGACCCTCATAGACAAGAGCAAAACTCGCAATAGGTTCAGATTCACGTTTACTGAATGCTGGACTATACGTTTTTGACAGACTCTGTGAATGTAGACCTTCTGCGTCTGGCCACCAAGGCGCAATAGGAGCATCCGCTCCACTTAAATCACGGGTCGCAAGGAAATGCGCATTATAGGCCGGTGCTTCTGTGCGTTGCGCAAAAAAGAATAGATCACGTGTAGGATTAGGAATCTGTAGTGGTATATTCACTTCCAGATAGTTTTTTGTATCAAACGGTTCGATTGTATAGTGTTGCGTAATCGGTAACGTAATATCTGCGAGGCGAAAGCGATTTGCCTCAGACTTATCTAGGTAAATATACTCTACCATCATGTATGTATCTCCTAATGGAAGAGTACCTGGCATCGTAACGCCAGGAATCTCAGTCGTCGGTGGTGTAATTCCATTCTTATAATAATATGTATTTGTATCATACGTATAAAACTTCGCATACGGAATCTTAGGATATTTTACACAGACAGTTGTTGTTTCAGTTACAAGCTCACTTACGATTGTAGTATCAAGAGGAGAAAATGTTACGCTTATTTGTACTGAATCTTTACTAAGAGCATCAATCGGTAGAAATGAGCCTGGATCTCCATTTGAAAACCAGAACGGAATCGGTGTAATCGTTTGTGTTGGACGCTTCTCTGGATCCCATCCAATCTTTTTAAAGTTAAATCCATTATCATAGCGCTGGATCATTTTATTCACGAGCGGAACCTTTTCTAAAGGGGTTTTGAATTCATCTAAGATTTCAAGAAGACGATAATCAAACTGTTCCACGCGAACATTTCCAATACTCAGTTGGATGTTTTGAAAAATTGCGTGACCCAGTGAGTTTGTCCATCCAAAGTTTGGCCCTGCGAAGTTTTCTCCTCCTGCCGCCTGCGCAGCAATCTGCTGAGATACAATATCTGGATAGTTTACAACAATATAGATTCGGCTAATCATATGTGCTTGTCTCGGAAGAGTTAGGTTGACTGTTTTTCCGAAGTCTGGGACCTGATCAAAATCGACTCGTACCCATTGCGTTGTAAAACGACCGGCTTTGATAAAGACCTTCTTAAAAAAATCTAGGTTGGGCTGACCTTTTGGCGGTAGAAGTCGTAGGTCCTGAATGCCCGACTGTAAGATTTTTAGTAGTGCGGCCACCATCCTACTGTTAGAGACTATATGGAATAGAAGACAAACCGCAGACCATACTCCCTCATACACTTCTTCAAGAAACACTCACATGCTTGGCACGGCTGCGAATACCGACTATTCTCCGTGCGGCCATTGCGAAAGATGTACATATCTGCTCCCCTCATCAGTTCCGTGTTTCCAAGCTTCTTTACAACTGCGCGTTCTGCGTGAATGCTACGATCACTGTAGCCACATCCCATGTGGCGTGAACCAACCTGATTACATGCCTCTGCGATAATCTTGCCTCGCTTCACAAGCACCGCAACATGAATATGACACCAATCTGTGTTTGTAAGTGGATTGTTTCGGAACTTAGCCCCTTCATTTTCAAAGATGTTCTTTGCAAAGGAATGTGCTGTGCGCGGCTCTTTCATGACAAGATTCGGATATTTGTCAAACCTCCTAGGGGGTGGCGGTGGCGGAGACTCCATCGTGGTGATACCTTAGATGTAGGCGAAAATGATTTCAAATTTACAAGTGCTTCATGGCGAACTCGTGTAGCACTTCCGCATTCATCAGAAGTACATTCAGATCATGCTTGCGATTATGATCTTCATACTCACTGCGTACATGCTTGATTGCCTTTATTAAATGCTCAATCCCTTTCTTGTACATCGGAATCTTGTAGTTGAAGCCCTTGGCCTTCAAGAGCACCATCCAACCAAGTTTCTCAAACATATCTTTGTGCCACGCATTGAGACCATGCTGTGTCATGGCATACATAGGAATCTTACCCGCCTTGCGAGTTCTAGCTCCACCAGACCGATTCTTCCGCGTCGGTGCCATTTCTATTAGGTATCAAACATCTTATTCGCAATTCCATTCTCAAAACGGAGCCATCTGAGTCCCACAACATAGACTGCGACTTCCCATTCCTGATTGAGCGCACCTCCAGGCGGCCGCACAGTGATATTGAGTCGTATATTCTGTGTTCTACTTGCGTTCAATGTTCCACTTGGCTGATGTTCAGAAGGATTTCTCGCAAATGGGTATCCATAGATATAGGAAGAAAATGCGATCGCACCACCACGATGATGACGAGCAATGAGTTGACGGAAGTAATCTTCTGACGCGTTTATGAGCTCGATTCCATTGATCTGTATGGATGCGCTGAGTATAAACGGTTTCGTAGGATTAAAAGTAGCATCATATTCAGCACTTGTAACGTTTGTAAAGTTAGACCATTCATTATTATTAATCGTAGCTGCTTTGCGTCGTACAACCCACAGAATTTCTTCCATCGGATGATTTGCCTCAAGAGGAAGTTGAATTGTGATGATATCATTCACACCCTTATTTACAAGATACTTCAACGGCTGTGAGAATGTAAATGTCTCTACACCACGATGAAGGATCTCAAACGGAGTTCGTAACATCCGTTCACGAACTGTTCCATTTATATAGGCTCCGTAGGTGACAAGTTGAATATCTAAGAACTGTGGTGGTTCTGTATCTGCCTTGATTTGAATTGTAGGTTTATACTCGACACCTGTATCTATAAAACTAAATGTTTTCCCTAACGGTGTATCTGTACAGGAAGCGCGAGTTCCTGATTGAATCCGCACACAGTCCTCAAACTTCCGTAGAGTAATATGAATACGTACAGTCCCTTCGCGGCATGCGATTAGAGGCATCGCCTCTTTGAGGTGAGTGCGACTGAAAAAGAAGGGTAACTTCACAAGAAGATTTCCACCTTCGGTCGGAAACGGACGTGTCTGTGACCACCCCTTGAGTCCTTCAAAGGATGTGTAGCCAATACCATCCGTATTCATACCGATTTGTTGATTGAGGTCAGTAAAGAGTTTTCCTGTAATAAAGGAAAAATCTCCGTCAATCGTTTCAATCACTTGATCCTCAATCTCCAGCTCGGCCTTTTCTATGAGTGTTGTCCCCAATGAGTTTGCATAGTACCATGCCTCTTCAGGTGTTTTGTATTTATACCGACCTGACAAAATACGTAGAATTGTTGTCTGATCAAACCAATGACCAAGTTTAATCTGGATCATTACACCAAAGAGAAGATCACCGCAACTAACGGATCCTACATCAAAGGTGAATCGCTGACCGAAGGCGGCAGGTCCACGGAACGGGAAGTTCTGAACAGCAGGAACAAATGGGCGATTCCGTCGTTCCTGATCCCGTGTAAACCAGGTTGTTTCGGAGTTAATCGGCGTAAAATAATCATCTTGGTTATCGCGTGTCGCGAGATCCAAAAGGGTTGTGATATCGCCACGAGGCCTGGAAGCTCCACCCAGTCCGTCCATCTGTAGAGGGTAGAGAGTATCCCTTAGATATTCCCTACTGTCCAATAAATGGCATTACAAATGATTTTTTGTAGATTTGTATCATTTAGAATGGGATAGACATTGATACCGACTTGTCGTACCCCTCCAATCGTAGCAGTACCAATAAAAGCATTTCCACTCGGATATGTTGCGACAACGGTTGTTCCTGATTGCGCTACTATAGTGGATGATTGATACCCTGTTGTTGTTGTAAATGTGGTTGGTAGTCCACGGGTAATCGGTGTATCGACAACGACAGTATAGGGTGAAATACTAGTTACACCTGATGCGCCTAAATACTGAAAAGGACTGTTTGTATAGGTAAAGTTTGTGATGGCACTCACATTGCCCCAAATAAATGTGGCGCTAATCAAATGACCTCCAGATTGAACAAAGGCATTCATATTCGTACCAAGCGCAGCATTATAAGAAAGTCCACCATTTGTATAGACTAGAACACAATCAAAGTTA